CACGCCACTTGATAAAAACATCAGGCCTATTACTGTGTTGACTACGATGTTAAGTAGTTTTGACATTGGTATGCCCTCCTTTTTTAAGAGTTGTAAGAATAATTAGTGTATTACTCTGGTTTTACCGAAGAAACTGGGGGATTTTTAGGTAAAAGACTAATTATAGCTGTATATAATTAGCCTGTCAAGCTAGGTCAGCTCAAATAATCTGTAACAAACTGAGTGGCGGCTGTTTGATATATAGTCATCATTTCAGCATCAGTTTCTCGATCAACACCTGCAAAAGTTTTAATTTGATTTACAGTAGTTGTAGGATCTGTCCAAAATTGTCTGAAAGGTATTTCAAGAACATAGTCATAAGCAGGTACAGTCTTTAACCACTCCTGTTCCATGATGATTACATTCTCTAAAACTTTTGCAAATACAGTTTGTTGAGCAGCAGTTAGATCACTCCACGCTGCATCAGGGTTTGAAAATATAGTAGGGTGGGTTTCAAGCACACCTTTTAGGAAGGTTTCCCAGCCTATAATTTCTTTTCTTGCAATCGAACTAGTGAAATTCTTTGCTATTGCTGTTACATCGTCAAGTGTGTGTGTTAGCATTATAAATCGTGTACCGGAACGTTTTTCTTTTAATTGCTCAAATCTTGGCCACCAGTATAGTGTATGCACAAAAGTACCTGAGCTTAAAAATTCTATATTATTGTACCAAAACTCTTCATCTACTGCCTGATATAGTATTACAGGAGTTGTAAATGTGTATCCTCTATTAAAAAATACATCACCGTTTCCGTTATCAATGACGCCTCGGACTACTCTATCCAACAGATTTACTCCGGTTCCAGGACGACCGTGTACAAAATAAATGTTAGCAGTAGAAGTACTCATTGTTATTCCTTGTTTTCTATATTTATAGGACAAATCACAAGATGCACTCTGTCAGTCATTCCAGCATTATAAACAAAATGCGGGAGACGAGTGTCTACTAGATAAAAATGACTATCAGCCGGTACGTGTTGACAAAATGCTGTAGGTTTAGTAAACGACCCGTTGGCTACATAGGCCGCAGGATTAGTCTTAATTACCAAATGGTATCTTACTGTTTCGTCATCGTGCAGGCTAAGTCCTGTATTAGGAATTAGTCGCATAAATCTTACCCTACCAGGAATAAAGTTCTGACTTTTTGCAAATTTTTCTATAACTGATCTAGTATAGCTAGGAACAGCAGAATTGAATTCAGAAAAGTCTTCTTCAAAAAAATAGCGTTCCTTAGTAACCCTGTTCATATTGCCGCCCATTGAGTCTTTCCACAAGTCTCTGTCGGTATTTTTTCTATGCGTTAACCCTATTTGATTTCCTGGTTCCCAGGTTGTTTTAGTTAGAATTTCATCTAAATCTAGGTTAACTTGAGCTAAATCAACAGTAAAATCTAATTTTTTTATGAACATAAATTATTTAGTGCCTAGTATCATGTAGCGAGTAAAGCTCCAATTGGGGTATGTAAAATCCATAGACCCCTTGTAAACAATGTTACTCAAAGGGTATTGAGCAACAAAGTCGTCTAGTGTTTCCGAATGTATTACATGATCGTGATGCGGCATGTTATTGCCCTGTAGTACTACCCTTGTTCCTTTAGGTATATTGTCAAACCACTGCATGTCATCAAAATGTTCAGTGCTGGTGTTGATTACTAAATCTCCTGTAGGAATTACAATCCCTGCATCACCGGTTATTGCTTTAAATTTCCATTCTTGCCAAACCCAATATTCGTTAATCATGTCAGCTACTGGTTCGCATCTTTCGTCAATATCGATGCTAACAATCTTTTTAACTTTAAACTTATTTCTTGATAATAACAAGAAGGCAGTCATTCCGTACCAGCCTCCGTAGATATATGTTTTTTCTGAGCTCCATCCTGTGCGTTCTAACTCATTACAAAGCCAAATCTTACTGCCTATCTGTCCGCTGCTAAATGCATCTTTGTCCACGTTCATGATATAAATGTTCCTTTAGGAGTATGTCCGACTACACGAGTATTTGGATGTAGTACGTTTAAAAAATTAGTAAGATATTGATAAGACTGTTCTAGTCCAATATTAGCTATCATGTAATCTGTAGCAAAGATATTAGAAATATGTACTAATGACTTTTTAATGTCTAGTTTGCTAACTAGATTGTAAGGATTAAAATATAGGTCTGTTTGCACAAATGACACATTGGCATTGCGAAAGTCATTAAGATATTTTAAAAATTTCTGTTGTCCACCGTAATAATCTACAGTGATCTGAAAGCTAGTTAAAAAGTTTTTGTCTAACTTATTATTTGCTAATATAGCAGGATTACTATGTCCAAACCATATTAGATAGTTTTTATGAGGGAATGTTTTTATTAATTGCTCTATATTAGTTTCTTGAGATTCGTAGATATGTTTTATCCATTCTAATGATCTAGTGTTATAATCATATATAACTATTTCTCCTGTTTTTGTTAGAGCATTGGATCTAAAAATATCAAGATACTTGAAACCGCTAGCAGGCAGTGCAATAACTTCATACTGTTGTTCGTTATTCAGTATGTTCATGTTCTCACTGTTAATAACCCATATCTGATCAGCTACTCCTATTGCTAGTTCTTTGATTAATTTTTGCTGATTAGGATTTGTAACTTTGCTAGGATCTTTATCTAATAGTGCAAAATAAAATTCTGTTGCCTGTGACTCTGGATAATAGTATGTACGCTTATTTCTTACGGTTTGGTCCCAGTTAAGAATTTTTAAATTATTTTTAAGTGCTTGATCGATAAAGTTCCAGCCAGGTCTTGAATGATATTGCAGTTGTCTTTGTCGTGTGTCTTTGATCCATAGAGGAGTATAATCATCGTGATAGTTTAATTCGCTTCTTTGCAAAACTACCAATCGATCAGTTCCTGGAGTTCTATCACCAAACTTTGGTCTTCCTATATTTTTCCAATGTTTGACGTTAACTAGAACAAACTGTTGATGCAGTTCATACCAATCTTGTTTCCAATCAAGGATGTGTGCGGCTGCCAGATAGCTAGAATTATCTAGTATTTCTTTTTCAATATCAAATATAATACTGCTGTCATATATTCTTGCCCCAGCGGCCATAAACAAAATATGATCATAGTCACTATTTTCTATGAGTCCTTGATCAATTGAATCAGCACGTAAAATATCCAAGTCTATCGAAAACTCTTTTATACGATATGCATAAAAAAGAGTATATTCAATCATTTTGTCCAACAAAGGTTTAAAATTGCACCCGTCGCCGGAGTAGACACAAATTGCCAGGTTGATCTTATTACCGAATACTCCCGGAATGTTCATAGCTTGCCGATTGACAGTTCAATTAATTTTTCAATCTGCCTTGTTGATCTTCCATGTACAATAATATGATAACGATCTTCGTTAGATTGATTAACCACACAGTGTTTGATTCCTAGGTCTAAAATAAATCCTCTACCTGGTTTAAAAGGTACTTCGCCGTATTTTTCAAATATAAATCTGCATCCTATAGGATGTGTCAACGCTATGTTTAATGGACCAAATATTCTACCAGCGCCGTCGGTATGTGGCATAATATACCCGCCGGAAGCTAATTTCATTATTCTCACTCTTGCAAAATTATCATAAGGCAAGGATTTGATCAAAGACACAATGTAGGGTGCATATTCACAGACTTCAGTCCATCGATACTCGGGCTCTTCACTGTATCCATATTGCTCATAGTTTTCAGTTTTATTGTAGTCTAGACCGTGTAGAGTAACTGCCGACCATCCTTCATGTCCGTAACTGTTAATCTTGTCTTTTTCTCTATGTGGGACAAAAAAGAATTTTAATTTTTCTAATTCTGCTTGCACTCTATCTTGATCGATATCTAAGAACACAGGTGCCCAGGGCCAGTTAGGATCTTCGGCATCGCGTGGACGCCAATTATCAGTATTTGCTGCTAAAAATTCTGTTATGGTTTTGTTAAACATTAACTACCTCTATCTTTTCTACTGATCTAAAAGTTGATAAAACTTCTCGATTCCATTTTAATTTACATTCGTGATTAGAAATCAACCAGTGATCTTGATTACGATCAAAATTTAAAAACTGTTGATCTATTATTAAACTGCCCAGGAGAAATCGTCCTAGTGTAAGATTGTTAAGATTGTCAAAAGGTATTTTATCGTTTAGCTCAGCAGGTAATGATTTTACTTTGTTATAATAATTTTGTATCTGTTCTGTTTTGTGTATTTCAGGACCAAAATTCATCCACGCTTCTGCGGCAAATCGCTGTTGCGGTTTTACTTGATTTCGTTCAATTACTTCAAAGTCACCGTCCTTTAATACATTCATCCAATCTTTGCCTAGAGTATTATAGCCTAAATAAAGATTGCCCCATTTGAAATCAGATTCCAAGAATAGTTTATCTTTTTCTTCTATAGTCTCATGCAGTCCTAACGGATGTAGATCGTATAGTATGCCAGCTGGATTACCTAAACTTCCGTTGTCATTTAACGCATCTTCACACATGTGAATATGCTCGTTCAACGCAAAGAATAGATCTATCAATTTCTGTCCAGGCCCAACAGCTTGATATACAAGACTTCTACCTGCAAAGGGTCTATTTAAAAACTCTTCAAATTTTTCAAATTCTTCATGTAGATAGTTTAACTTGTCTGCATCAAACGTAGTATACACTGGAAGGTTAACACGATGTAGTTTATTAATTTCCACTGTTATTCTATTTAAAGATTGAAATATATCTTGCACATCGTCTTTGGTACGATTGTTGAACACAGAATGTACTTGACATCGAGGATTGGCTAAATTCTTTTTAGTAAGAGTTATCCATCGATTGGTAAGGAAGGTATCAAATAATTTATAATTGAGGATATGCAAATTATCTGCATTATCTTTAATATGAACAACTAAATTAGGCATTTTTAATCCAAGTGATTTCTTCTTCAGTGTATTCATATAACTTACTTGAATGATTAACAGCTTGATGTACGCTGTCGACTGAAATTACTATGTCACTGAATTTATCTTTGCATATTTTATAAAATTTTTTTGCAATTTCTAAGTTGCCTGGGTCGCACATTATTCTAACACTAACCCAATTAGGATCTCCTATGCCCGGAGCACTGGAATTCTTTCTCCTAACATCTGTTGCTGCCTGTATGCTTTTAACAAATTTGTCTATGCCATGTTGTTTAACGTAATTTAAATGAATACTAAAACAAATGTCGCTGTATTCTGCAAGCTCTCTATAATATTTTTCGTTATGACTTCCATTAGTTGTAGTCATTACTAGGTGACCTTCTTTTTTAAGATGTTTAACAAAAGGTAGATAGTCTTTGTAAACAGTAGGTTCGCCACCAGTAAAACTAAATTTAGTTTTTTCATCGTTGATCCAAGGTAACAAATTATTGTAGGCAGTTTCCAGCTGCAAGAATGTCTTATGTTCTTCGTAGTTGTTATGTACATTAGAAGGGCAATACCAGCAATCAAAGTTACAACGTCTACCAATGTCCCACGATATGAACTTAAAAAGGTTATTGGTATTTGAATAGATAGCTACTGGTTCTACATTATTGAGTCTGGAGTTGAGTGCATTGTTAACTACAGAATTTGGAAAATGTTGATTAACTAGATCTAGATCAAGAGCTTTTGGTACTGCCATATCAGCACCACAGGAGCACCAGTCACGAGTACATTTAATCCAATCTTTTTCTAAACTAACTTGATCATTGTATACGTTGCCGAGTCGTCCTCCAACTTTACATACTCCTTTGAATATATCTCCGTTGAAAAATATGTACAGATATCTAATACCTATTCCGCAATACCAATTTCTCCAGTTGTTTAACTGTGAGGAATGAACAAATTCAACGCTGTGTGTTGAATAATTTGAATCTTTGTCAACAAAAAAGAGATTATCATTATCAAGAGTTTCTGACATTTATAATATCTTTAAAGAAAGAATTGTCTGTGCCGCGTAATTCATCTAGCTTGTCAATGTATTCAATTGATTGGTCAAACACATCACTCCAATCCTCACCGTTCATAAAATCTACAACTTTTAACATACGTTGAATGCTAGGGTTATCTGTATTTGCTTCTGCAAATCGATGCAGTTTTTCTGAGACTTTGTTTTTAATTTCTTTAGGCAAGGATTTGATACAAAGATATCTAGGATAATGTAGTATGCCAGGATGAAACGTTCCGTCTAGATTTGCACGACTGATTTTTTTAAAGTTCTGCACAAATAACCAATTAACTAATTCTGGTAAGAAATATACATTTAACATTTGAACTGTGCAAAGAATTTTAACATCAATCATTGATGGTGTATTGTCGTAGCGTTTTAGATTTTCTTCAATTACTGACCAGTCAGATGGATATCGTATATAATCGTTGACTTCCTTAGCTCCGTCGATGCTGATCATTACTTCAACAAATTTAAATTTAGTCCACAACTCAACAACTTCCTCATCGTAGATAGTTCCATTAGTATGATAACGAAGTTCGATATGATGTGAATTACCTGACTCTACTAATTTTTGTAATATCTCTTTATGTTCTTTAATATATAAAGGTTCGCCGCCGCCGAATATTAAATGACGGATATCATCAGCTGACTCATAAAAATCTTTTAAGAATTTTTCGTTTTTGTACCAGTCAAAGTTATTTGTTGAATACTTTTCTACTTTGTGTTTCCAGTCCCATTTAGCATCTGTAGTTAATTCTTCTTTTAAAATAATAGCATGTTTAACCCATTTGCTACTATCAATTGGCCTACACATAACACATTGCAAATTACAAGTGTTGCCTAATCTTAAATCTAAAGTTATCCATTTACTTTCTATACTGCCGTCACTTCTTGTTTCATTGACTAGATCTTTGATATATTCTTCACCGAGTTTCTTTTCCCAGATGTGATTTTCAATCTGCCGGTGACTGTATATACCCACATGCTCTAGTTTATAGCAGGCTGCACATTCTTTAACCCATTTTCCAGCTATCATTAATCGTCTGGCCTGTTTAAAATGACTGCTATTCCAAATTTCGTCAGGAGTTTTAGTATTAAAATTTAGTTCCTTTCTTGAACTTGCAACGCAACATAACAGAGCTGATCCGTCTGTGTAGGATGCCATGTGTATCCAAGGAAGTATACAGAATGTATCTGATATTTTATTCATTTATTAATTTGGCTAGTGTTGGATTAACTGATGCTAGTTCTTGTCCTCGTTCTCGATCTAACGAGTTTGTATAAGTTCTTAATCGATCAAGTTGTTCTTTCCAATCTTTGGTTCTTCCGTTGTTAGTTAACAGTCCTATAATACCATCAACACTGTTAACAGTTAGTTCAGGAGAACGCTTGTTTAATTTGTTCTTTTTATATTCAATTAATTGTGTAGCTGCCTGCTTCATCATATCTTCAGGCATTACATCAACTTTTAAAAACTCTGGATGTATGTTAATTAAAAAGTCAACAAATGCGTGTTTCTTATATTTTAAATTAATTTCATCTACCCAGTCGAGGATATTAACTAGATCAAATGCATTGTAAGTCTGCACGGTAGGTGTAATTCCTAAATGTACATTGGGCATCTGTGCTAATTTCTCAATGTTTGTGCTGATCTGCGACCATTTGCTGGGAGCACGAATGTAATCGTTCATCTCACCAATTCCATCGATACTGGCGTTTATATAAACATTATCAAACTGTTCTATTAGGGCTGTGAATTTTTTATTAACATTAGTGCAGTTAGTATTAAAGAATAACACAATATCTTTTCTACCCTGTTTAATACATTCTTCCATAAACTTAAAATTGTTTTCAATTAAGGTAGGTTCGCCGCCTGTCATATAAACTTTGTGTAGTTTAGGAATCAGATCAATAATTTGATCCCAAAGAACATCTTCTTCAAACAATTGTTGAACATCTAAAAATTGTTTGTTGAAATGTCCAAAAGACTTTTCCCACACTAACTTATATTCTTTATCTCGGGTTTCTAGGTCAAGGTGCTCTTTGGCTATCTGACTGCTGTTCCAAGGGCTACACATGCGGCATTTTAAATTACAGAGATTGCCTAGTCTTAGATCAAGATAAGCAATACTATAATCTAATTCACCGTTTTTAAGTATTGCCTTATCCATTAATTTATATAAATGATCAGCGCCTAGCTTGCCTGCCCATTCTTCGTTTGATTGTTGTCTGTTACTTTTTCTACCACTGTCTTCTTGCAGATAACAGACTTCACAACCGGCAACTTTATTACCGGAGATCATATTAATTCTAATCTCTTTTAATTTACTACTGTTCCATAGTTTTTTAAAATCATTTCTTACTGTGGCAATTGATCCGTCGTCATTATGTAAGGCATTAGTTCCTTTTTTCATCATACAACAAGGTTTAACTGTTGCATCTGGATTGACCATTAGTCCTACAAATGGTATTGCACAAAATGTAGGCATTATTTCTGTAATTGCTTGATCAAATGTTTGCATCTGGATATTCCTCTTTAAACCATTCCTTCAACCAATCTCTATCATTTATTTTCATTAATTCATCGTTGTTATTTTGATATTTTATTCCGTAAGATAGTCCGTAATTTGCACCGTCTACTGCGTACTTTCCGTAGGGTCGATCTAGCCCCGCAGTTTTCCAAGTAAAGATCCTATGTTTGTTTTCGTCAGAGTCATTAGTTCCCTTAACCACTGATGTAATCAATTTAGTGCATTCCCGCATGGCACTTCTCCATACACTAAATTCATCTGTGTTAAATGCTGTAACATTACTGACCCTATCTATAACCTGCAGATCTCCAAGAGACAATGTCATATCCACACTTTTCATATTGTTTTTAAGTAACTTCTCTCTTGGGAATAATTTGACTCCGCCATAGCCATACTCTAAATCGTTGATAGGATTTTTACTTTTCCATATATACGTTTTATTTCGATCAAATACGCTTGGAGTGAAATCAAATTTCCAGTCGTCTGCGAGATATGCATCACCATCGACAATGTAGACCATGTCAGTCTTGGCCATCTCAGCAGCAGCCTTATGTGCTTGATGTATACCTTTAACACCTTTAACTCTTTTTGCTCGAGGTGCAATTTCTAGTAGTCTTTTAAAATTTTCATCAGCATTGGGCTCGTCGTAGCTAATAAAAATAATATCAAACCGATAAGAAAGATTTAAATCGTAAGTTTGTTTAGACCATCCACGATCGCGTGACCAATCTTTGGGAAACTTTTTTATAAACCAATGTTTTTCGTTGTTCCATGTATTCTCCCAAACTAACACTTTTCTAGATGTTATGCTTGTATCTGCGTATTGTAGCACCCAGTCATCAAATATAGGATTAACTATAACAATATCTTCGTCAATCCCAACTTGATCGGTGGCAGCTTTGAATAACCGTTCATCGTAATTTTCAGGGTCATCAATCCAATTAATAGGTGCTGTGTATCTTTTGTCAATTATTTTCATAAGTCAATTATATCCCATGTAATTTCTTTTTCGGTCAATGCTAGATTAGTTCTTGGAGGATTCGTCCATACCTCTTTAAAAAATAGGCTTTGAGAATTATTTAAATCTGCAACAGGCAAAGATAATTTAGATCTAAGAATATCGCCTAGTTCTTGTATACGTAACTGTATCAAATTATCATTGCATGCCTTTGAATTATTCTCAAACAACTTGTTTAGATAATCAAAATCTCTTACCTGCACGTAATCCCAATCTGTACAATTAGTCATATAACAGCCTAATCTTGCTCCATAGATACTCCATAATCCATTTTCAATGTCAGAGCCTACGCTACACCACATTAGTAATCGTTGATAATTACGTTTACCAAATTGTCTTTTTGGATTTATTATCTCTTGCCGTTTTCCTCTGTCAAGAGTCATCTTAACACCTTCACGGAATCCGGCACGCCATGCTTGTAATGGGCTAGCATTATTATAGACTACTGAGTATGCTTCTATCATTTGAGTATAATTGTCTTGCCAACAAAAGTCAACTTGATTCGTATCGTTCTCCGCATCTTCGTGTGTTTTCATGTTAAGAACAAATTCTTTTGTCCAGCATTTGAGTCCACCGTTGCCATAGACTAATCCATTAATAATGTTTTTACCAGCCCAACTTAATTGAGTTTGATCTTTCTTTGGAAGTTTGTCAAGATCAATTTGAAGATCAAAAAACTTTGGATCAACAATATTATCTGCATCCACTGTAATAAAATATTCTGTTTCCGACAACCGAGCACAGGCCTTGTGTGCGGCGTCGCTGCCTTTAACTCCGTGTACTCGTTTTGCCCACGGCGCTTTATTCAACAAGTCTGCATAGTTACGTTCAGCATTTGGTTCATCGTAACTTAGAAATATGCAGTCAACTTCAGCTAGATTTAATTTCATGATGATATTTTTTAAAAATTTTGTTAGTGTAGAAACAAAAGTTATTGTTTCCAAAATAATCAAACTTTGTTGTTTGGTTATTGAAATCTTCGTGAGTCAATGCCTTAGACCATAATATAAGATAAGGATCTTGTTCTAAACAAGCCGCTAGGTATAATTTTTTATGTTTAAAATTACTATCTTGTTGCCACCAGTAGAACATACGTTCATCAACAGTAATTTGTACAGTTTTATCTAAGATGTGTTGTGTAATCACAACATCTGAGTTTTCTTTATTTCCGTTAATTAAATGCACTCTATCTTTTATCGATACTGTGGTAGCATTATTAGTTGTCTTGAGTTGTATAAATCCTGTATTTGGCGCTGCGCCAACAATTACTTTGTACCTTAGTAATTTTTCTTTCCCAAGAAAAATATCCATGGCTAATTGATCGTCAGTATTGATATAAGGGTCTGTGCGACTAGAATCAAGTATTCCAGACATGCCTACTATATTTCCGTTTTCTGGATTATAGTATACTATCATAAGAAATCCTTTTGTACATAATGAAGTACTCCAGTTTGCAGATAAGGACCTAGTTTAATACCTTGACTGGTATTGTATCTATTTAAAACACTGTCCCAAGGTTCACTAGGAGTACGCCATCCTTGACATCCACCTTTCATGTGTGTAAATGTAGGGAAGTCTGCCGATGTAGTTACTTCAGATTCAATATCTAATATTTTAACGGCCATGGCCATGGCTAGATCAATACTGGGAAATAGTTGTCGAGACTCGGGAGTATATCTAACACTCCATGCGTTCCAATTTGTTACAATTGATTTTAGTAGATTAAAGAATGTCTTGTTCTGCTGAGTCTTTTTAAAATATGTAAATGCTGAATATACGTTAGGCATATTGTTTGCCGCAAAGGCTTTTCTATAAGGATTAACATTGACCCAATCATCTCTGTATGTTTTTACCTTATTGGTAATCAACATATCATATTTGCTCATCATATCCCACCAACCGCTAACATCACTAAGGAACAACATGTCTGCATCTAATATCACAGTTTCATCATAGGGTGACAGATCGTAGAACTGACAACGGTTGTGTATCTTCCATTTGTCATCTCCAGACATATCGGTTGGTAACTCAATAAAATGATCTACAGCAGAATGTTCACTGACATCGCAGTCAACAATGATGCTGATGTTGTTTACTGTTGACTGCGTCTTCTTGATACTTTCGGCTAGGGCAATGGCCATGTTTAGATAGTCACCTTGAGCCATTACTAGATACCCACGACTCATTACGCAACTCCTAATTTTATTTTATCTATCAAATCAAATTTATTCATAACATGTACATCTAGTTCTTTGATCTTACATAGGCCTTTCTTAGTTAAGAACTTGGCTGAATTCTCATTCAGTTCTAAAAGCCTATCTTCATAGTTACTATGATGTATATTCCAAGGAATAGTATCAATCCATTTGTTATTGGCTGTACCGCCAAGACTATGTATAGCCACAGACCAAATAAAATCGTTTCTTACAGGACCATCGTAAAGATCGTACACATGCTTGAACCAATTGTAGTTTTCTTTTATATATCTACAATGATCAAAGAACAGGTTTGTAGTATCTGTCTTTTTAAAATAAAACACAGTAGCCCAGAAAAATTTAATTGACTTGTCATTTACCCAAGTAAACTCAAGATCCTTAATGCCGTATAGATCAGTACTGCAATCACAGACTACTATGTCTGAATTGTGTCCCCATAGCTTGTTTAATTGGTTGCTTTGTATTACAACATCAGTATCTATTACTATAGTTTCGTCATATGGAGTTATGTCCCATGCATCGATTCGATTTAAATTATGGAATGTCAACTGCCTGTCAACGTATCTTTTAGTCTGTGTTGCCAAACTTTCTTTAAAAATTATTTTGTCAAACGTTTCCGTCCAATTGGGTATTAGTGCATCGAGCTTGTGTTTTGTAGTTTGATCAGTAACTAGGCTAACAGACTTGTTCAAATATTTTTGTATTCTTCTAGCTGTCCAGAGCGCCATTAGCCCATAGTCAACTTCTTCGTTGTTATAGGCAAAGAGTAAAAATCCCTGTGTCATAGGTCTGTAAGAGTTTTGACACTTCTCTGTGTGCGTAATTTACCAAACTCTTCTCCGTACCGGGTTACTGCCTGCTTGTAAACAGCTCTAGCTTCTGCTAGAAACTCTCCAGGATTTTCTATGTGGGTCGGATTACCGTTAGTGTCAATATACCAATTGTTTGTTGTGTCAAAGGATCCTAACCATTCTTGTGTTATTTTGAATAGACCACCATTGGCTGCAATTACAGTATCGGACTCAAATTTTTCTTTAAGCAGTCGACGTTGCTGATTAATAGTGGTTTGATACTGAGCAAAGCTCAGGGCAGATTCTAAGTGTTGATCAATATTTTCCATACTGTTAATTATCAGTAATTAACAGGCTAAACCGCTGATCTTGATTACCAGTTAGAAGTGTTTGATGGTGTTACTGCTGGAGCTGTGATAGCATCTTGACTGAAATATCTTGTGATACTAGCAGCGGCATCCGTGTTTACAGCTTCATCAACTGCTGCTCCGGTGCCTGTTTGATCACCAACGTCGGCATCATTAAGAATAACACTGATAGTTAATACTGTGGTGCTGGTTTTAGTTATGTTGATTTGGCAATAATTTTCTAAGTATTGTGTAACGTTACCGTATTCTGTTACAGAAATGTTTGTACCTGCATCCCATTGGGCATTGGCATAAGTTTGGCTGGCTATAGCATTTAAAATATTATTTTGCCAATCGTTGTCTTTTGATGATCCTGTACTATTTGATCCGCTGACATCAACGACAAAATAACCACCAGAATTAAAATAATAATTTGCATCGGCAACTGACCCCCAGGTAAAGGTATAAGTCCAAGTATGGGCACCGTTCCAAGCCGCGGTTAGTGATGTACTAAGAACTGCATTACCCAATTGCGTGGCTGCGAACACAGTATCCTTATTAGTCTCACAGTAGTCTGCTGCCGTTTTATAGGCATTCCAATCGTCTTTAAAAATTACGCCGCCAGTGGCAAGATCGTTAATTGCACTGTTGGAACCTGTGATGTGTTTATAGGCTTTGTTAATATCAGCACGTAATAAATCCATCTGTGCTGCTGAAATAGTAGTACCTTGGCTAACCGCTGAACTGGTTATTGCATTTCCATAATAGGTGCTGACTACTCCGTCTATCACAGATTTGATAGCGTTGTAGTCTTGAAAAAATATTGTGTCGCCCGTTACTTTGGGGAATACGCCTGCTCCAGCCATTGTGAGTTCCTAAATTAACTATCAACTATTTAGTCAATCAATTAGTCCTTGACCAAGTCGTGTCCAAAGGCAAACTGCCCTACATGATTTAATTGTCTGCTGAGTATGTCATCAACCCAGATTTCATGCCCTTGTTGACGTGCAGCCATGCAAAAATTAATATCTTCACCTAGATAATCGTCAGCTTCGGGCTGATAAGTTGTAGGAAACCAGGGTTTGGGAATGTTGTCAAACACTGCCATTTCGGTTAGCATACAGCCCATACCAATACCCTCAACTTTGATTAGCTCGTTTTCCACGGGCTGGCTCTTACCGTGTTTAAGATAGCTATCCCAACGTCCTAGTTCTGTGTAGGCTACAGTTTTGTAGGGAAGTTGTCGTGTAACATAGTTACCCGCTACAATAGGCTTTCTGTGTTCTAACAATTTGTAGGCTGTGTAAAAAGGAAAGCTCATATCGCTGTCTAGCCAAAGTATATGTGTGGCTGCAAGACTGCGGGCAGATTCTACTAGACTCTCTCGCTGATTACTCAACACTGTGCTCATATTGTAGAATACACGAGTTTCTATGCCTTTTTGCCAGTTGTAGTTTAGTAGGCTGTGCAGATTGTGTGAAAACACTGTATGAATCATATCTCTGCAGGGCACACAAACAGCCATTTTAATCTTGCTGTAGTCTAACGGTTCCAAGGGTTTCTTAGATTCAATCAACGGCTTTTTAGGCTTCTTGCTGGGTCTTGCTGGCTCAACAACAATGTTCTTTGATTCTTCTGCGGTGATAACTTTTTCAACCGTAGGTGCTGTTTTTGTAGGAGTTTTTTGCCCTCTTAGGGCGGAATTCATTAAGCTCATCTTGGTTGATTCTCCGGAAGAGATGCTGCATATCCTTGATCCTCTTCAACTTCGCGTGTGACTGTGTCAATGACATGCATGATAGTGCCGCAAGTTTCTGCAAATTTGCGATACTGTGCTTCTGGCAATAATACTGCTCGACCCATGACTTCTTTACTGCCTCGACCCTGTGTGAGTAAATCTACCGCACACTGGCGTCCTAGATCCTCTGCCCAGAAGTCTGCTTCGCCAGCTTCTAGTTTGTCTAACTCTGCACGAATTTCTTCTTCTGTATGTTGATTTAACCAAGCATCAATACGACCGCACTCTATTGTCATTTCTTGATGATCTGTACGATTAGTATGGCTGGCCAGATTCATATCGTCTAGGGCATCTTGTAGCTCTCTACGACGATTGAGCAGGCTTAATATTGCACGAGGTTTGTGTATGCCAAAACTTTCAATGATAAAGTTATCAAACTCCCATTGGCTTTGGCGTGTTGAAACGGTTTTTAAAATTTCACGAATATCCACGATAGAACTCCTTTGGAGTATTTAACTACCTAGATAATTGATTTTGCAGTTTTTGATTAGTAAGTGTGGGGATATAAACGTCCGCCGAACGTACTACTCAAAGATACTGTACCTCCAATACCATAATAAGCAGCACAGTTTGCTCTCAGCGCCGCCGTAGTTCCTAGACCATTATTACTAATAGCACGCCAGGTTCTACCTAGTTCTCTGTTGCTACCTGTTGCTGAGAAAAAACCTGCCATTTGTTGCTCCGTTGACTAGTGAATATTTATCTAATAAATATTTGCATGACCAAGAATCAATTACTACAACGACTGCGAGAGGATCTAGAAGAACTAGATCACGCCATGATGCATGAAGAATCTGAAGAATTACAAACAGCACGTATGAATTTGCAGGGTCGTATTCAAGAACTTGAACTTGAACTACTAGAAAGCTAACATGATACCCCGCGACAGTATTGATGGCCAACGTTTCCTAGTACTGTATAATCTTAGTGATCAACCCTATGAGCCTAGACTACATTGGAATACTAACAGGGAGTGGGTTCAAGACCCCTTATACATTACACCCAAGAAGCACTACGAAAGTGATCCTGTGGCCGTCATCATGCCATTCATTCTGGATACTACGTTGACTTCTCCGGTGATGATCTCGTAGATTGCCCGCCAGTTTTTAACCTTGCGGATATAAGGGGTAGGGGTATTCATATTATGCCCGTGTTCCATAATTAGGCTGTTTAGGCCCAAGGCTCGTCCACATTCAGCGTTTTCAACCTTGTCTTCAATCCAGTATAGCCCAGAATCCCTGTAGGGTTCCAGTGCATCATCCTTGTCCGACCCTGTGGGCAGACAGACTAGTTTAGTAAAAGTGTTTTTACCAAACAGTTTCTGTAGATTCATCTCACGTAGGCGTTGGGC